ACTATGAACACAATGAAAATCACTATTATAAAATCCTTAACGCAATATAAAGTGTATTGCGATACTTTGGAGAAATTGCTTGAAAAAGGTAGTAATAGCAAGGATGTCCAAGATGAGATTGAATTACTCACTCTGCTAATTGAGACGTGGGATACCGAACACTCCACACTTGATGAAGTTGATCCCATTGAATTATTGCACTCTTTAATGAACGGCCGTAATATGAAAGCTAAAGACCTGGTTGAGATTTTAGGAGTTAGCAAAGGTCTTGTTTCAGATATCCTGAACTATAAAAAAGGCTTGTCAAAGGAAATTATCCGAATTCTTTCAAATTATTTCAAAGTCTCGCAGGAAGCCTTTAACCGGCCTTACAAGTTGAAAAGTCCACTGAACTCGCATTTGCGTAATGCAAGTGTGATGAATACCCCAAAAGAGATAGAACTAGCCTGTTAAATTAACATTCCCGGGCATTTTTTCTTTTGAATATCCAGCCCTTCTATTTTCCCTTTCCTTGATGCAGTTGCAGACATTTTGATGCCTGTGGTACTTGTTAATTCTTATGCTAAGCTATTATCCCATTCCAGGGTGAAAGTGCTACTCATTCAAGAATTTTCCCGGCATATCCTGCAGGTATTCGGTATTCCAGTTCCTACTTGAGTGCCCCTCCATGGTCTTAATGACACTTGCATATAAATTAACCTTAAAAATCACAGCCATGAAAAATTTTGTAAAAAACTACATCGGAAAAGGAAAGAAAGTCGAAGGCCTTGAAATCATTAAGATCAACTTTAAAATTGAAGATCTCGTAAAGTTCTCACACAAATACAAGGATGAAGATTACATCTCCCTTGAAATCGCAAAACTGAAAAGCCCTGACAAATTCGGACATGACTACACCGCTTATGTCAATCGCCTGGAAGAATCCGAAGTAAATGAGCCGGTAAAGTCCGTTGAAACTCCCAAGAAAAAACGCAACACTTCAAAGAAGGTCTCGAATGACGTCCCATCAGGAGATATCCCCTTCTGATCCAACACAGAATACCTGAAAAAGGCTGTCCTTCCGACAGTCTTTTTTTTTAATGGTTTTAGAAGAAAAGCCAACACACTATTACTCAAAATTTGCAGCAAAGGTAAACTCATGAAAATGTTTCTCGCTAAGAGTGACCGCCTTATGTCACCGACACCCTTCGGGTTCATTCAGATTTTATTGCATAAAATCATGACCTGAACTCTTGCTTAAAATTTTCATTGCGTTTGTTCCCGGTGGCATAAATTTTTTCTTAAACCCCGGCGAGCCAGATGCCTAAAAAAGTCTGCAGGGCAGCAGCGCAATACAATGTCAAAGATTACCGCACCCGTACAGAAGCCGTCCAACGGCGGATCATCCAAGGAAGAAGCCTCTGTAATTGTTGCATCCACAACAATTCTTGGACCCGAAAAGACCAAAACCGAACAATTAAAGCCGGTTTTGAAGTCCGAACCTGAAAAAGCCGTTGTGCTTGTTCCAGAGCCAGTCAAGGAAATGACCCTGATGGAAAAAATCCTCAAGGTCGAAAACCTTCAGCTTGTCGTTGAAAAACGGTCTAAGCTGGTTCAGACACGCAGCGAGCTGGAACGCTTCCAGACCTCTTCCAATGATTTCAATTGCTCCATGCGGCTGAATGATTCAGACGGAAACGTTTTCACCACCAGCTTTACCCCTGGCATCAAGAAAGTCATCGATTTCCTCAAGACATCATTCGATTCAAGCATCGCCGATGTAGAGAATAAGATCACGTTCTGACCCTTCGGTTCACCACCGGATTACGGCGTTCAGGCTCAGGCCTGAACGCTTTTTTTTGTGATCGTAAAACCAGGATTAAAACAGTGTCCTTTATTATACCTGTTTGCCATTGTAGTATTGCCAGATGAATTCACAGTATATACGACTTGGTCAGGCGCTTGACCTGATGGATCAGGTTGATGAGAACGGGAAAGCCGTTCCCTTCCAGATTAAGTTCGTCACTGCCAATCGTGGGTTGATGACAGGTGGAGAGATCTTGGAATTGAAGCATGCCTGTAAATGTGTCGGCAAACGAAATGGAAAACCGGTCTTTGACCGGCGAGTGAAGAGTCCTTCATCCTCCGATAACCGGGATTCAAAGGATCCCCGGCATTGGGTCAACTCCACACGGAACATCCTTCTTCCCAATGGCCAAGTACGAAAAGTTCATATCCGGCTGATCATAGAATTCAACGATAAAAAGGTCTGCTATTGATGAAAAACAAGGTTATCATTCACAACGATTTTGCGCTGTTGCCGGGAGCAAAAGCCATCGCCACAACCAAAGGATCCGATGACGCTGCAAAGACTATCCCTGTCATCCCAAAGGAATCTTCATCCGATCCCTGGTCACCCTGGGGGGATGATAACCTCTTTCCTCAGAATGTATTGACCGATCTGGAAAAGAACTCAATAGCCCTCCGTGCATTGGAGAAACGCAAAACGGTTCATTTCGGTCGTGGGATCCTGCCTTACCGGGAAATACCGAATCCCGCAAACACTCAAAATCCTACCCGTGAACGTGTCACGGATCCCGAAGTGATGGAGTTTTTCAAACTGAACCGGCTGAATCTCCAATGGATTGATTTGATCGGAAGTCTGGAGATCTTTGCCAACGGCTGGCTGGAATTCATCCTCAATAAGGGCAAAGACAAGATCAACAAAGTATACGTCAAGGATCCTGCCTACTCCCGCAATGGGAAGATGGACCCTAAATCTCCAAGAATCCCCTTTCTGTTTTATTCCGCTCAGTGGGCGGATGGCAATCCAAATGAAGATGATGGATCATTGGTTAAGATTCCCATGTTCCATCCGGATAAGTATGACGGCAGCAAATACAAGGATCCCAAATTCGCTTATCCTGTCTTTTACCGTTCTTTCAACAAGTCCTATTACCATCTCTCGGTCTGGAACGGGCTTCGCACCGGTGGGTGGATGGCCATCGCCAATATGGTACCTGAACTCAAGAAGGCGATCATGAAGAACCAGATGACCATCAAATACCATATTGAGATCCCCGATGATTACTTCAATAATCGGTATCCTTCACCGGATTTCACCAAGGAAGAGCGGGAAGCCAAAAAACTGACTGTCCTGGAGGAGATGAACAATTTCCTCTCAGATGTTGAGAATTCCGGTAAATCCTTTCTCACTTTCACGTTTTACAACAAGTTCAAGCAGGAGTATATCTCCGGCTGGAAGATCAACGTGATCGACAATAAGCTTAAGGATGATGCTTATTTACCGGATTCACAGGCAGCAAATTCTGAGATCCTGTTTGCCCTTGGTGTTGATCCCTGTCTGATAGGAGCCGGGATCCCCGGAGGAAAGCTGGGAGCTGGCAGCGGATCAGATAAGCGCGAGGCCTTCTGGATGCTGAACGCCGAAATGGGTGTTTACCGTCAAATCTCCCTGGAACCCCTCTATTTCATCCGGGATTTCAACGGCTGGTCGGAAGATATCCAGTTTGACTATGTGACAGTAGACACTTCACAAACCCAGGATCAGCACCCAACCAAGACAACCAAGAGAATAGATCAAAACCAGGAATAATGAGCCTCGTAACCGATATCTCCCAGGTCCGCTCCGCCAGTTCGATCAATGTCAGCAATACATTGACCGCATGGCAGCCATACCTTGATGAAGCTGAAATGACATTCATCAAGCCGGCAATTGGATCTACGTTGTTTTCCCTTTTTAACGAAAAGGCCCAAGCGGAACTTGAGGCTCCTTTTTTGGAAGCAATCCAATTGATCCGGATCCCGCTTGCTCTTTACGCTCTATACCTGGGCATCGATGAGTTCTCTGTCAGCATATCGAATCAGGGTATCCAGGTGATAGAGAATGATACGCACAAGGCCGCGCCTCAGTACAAGGTTCAGAACCTGAAGGAAACCTGGATGAGAAGGGCGCACACACTGTTGGATGTAGCCCTGGCACACTTGGAAGCGCACAAAGACCTTTTCCCCGGGTTCTCGCCCCTGGATCCGGACCTTTTTATCAAATCAGCTGCGGATTTCAACCAGTTTGTTGATATCCGATCCTCCAGAAGGGTTTTCCTGGCACTCAAACCAATTCTCTCTTCCATTGAGAAAAAATACATCAAACCCACGGTTTCAACAGCGTATTTCTTGAACCTCAAAGCAGCAGTCAAGGCTTCAACGCCTCTTTCAGAGGCAGACGGGACCATCATGGATCTCATTCAGCCGGCCCTGGCTCATCTTACAATCGCAAGGGCATTGCAGGATATCTCGATAGACATTCTCGACTGGGGGATTTTCGCAAATGCAGCCAGCACGTTCACCAACCTTTCGACCAAGCAGACATCCAACCGTGAAAGGATATCCGCTATGATAGAGGCCAACCAGAAAGACGGTGAAGCGGAACTCAAAGATCTGCAGGAGTATCTCGATCTCCATGCCACAGTGGAACTGTATCCGGACTATTTCAACTCGGATCGCTATGTAGGGGCATCCAATGCAAAAACGAGATCAGAATTTCCGAACTCGGCTTCTAACTCATTCTTCGTTGCATAAAACCCTGTAATCCTCTGGCCTATGTTTTCAGAATCCTCCTTCTCCTTTGCTGATGGCCTCTCGAAGCTGGCCGTTTTATTGATCTCTTATTTTGCTCCTGTCAAAGAGATCGTCCATGTCATGCTGATCTTTATCCTCATTGATTTCATATCCGGAGTGTGGGCTGCCAGAAAACGCAAGGAAACGCTGGAATCCCGCAAATTCAGAAAGACCTTGACCAAGTTCCTATGGTACACCGTCGCCCTGATCCTATCCTTTATGATGGAGAAGACCTTTAACCTCTCCTGGTCAAACCTCTCCGGAATTATCGGAGGCTTTATCTGCTTTATCGAACTCAAAAGCATCTTTGAGAATATCACTGTCATCACTGGAGAGCCGATCTTCATGAAGATCCTGCACATTATCCGAAAACGTGGATCCGATACTATGGGCGATCTTTCAGATCGTGAATCCCAGGATGATCATTCAACCTCTAAAACTGACCCCGATGGCTCACATTGAACATTTAATCCCCAAGATATTCCGCTGGGAAGGTGGGTGGTCAGATGATCCCTCTGACAAGGGAGGACAAACCAACATTGGAATTACCCTTGCAACCTGGAAGTGTTGCGGGTATGACAAGGACCATGACGGTGATATTGATTCCCAGGACCTGCGATTGATCACCCGGGGTGATGTGGTCAACCTTCTTAGGATTCATTACTGGAACCGGTGGAAAGCAGATCAGATAATGAATCAGTCTGTGGCCGACCTGTTGGTCGATTGGGTCTGGAACTCCGGGAAACACGGTATCATCATCCCCCAGCGGATCCTTTCGGTCAAAGCTGATGGCATTGTCGGAGAACAGACACTCCGTGCCGTTAATTCATCCGATCAATCGCATCTGTTCCATGTACTCAAAGAGTCCCGGAAATCCTTTTTCCTTGATATAGCGACAAAGGATCCTTCCCAAAAACGATTTCTCGCAGGCTGGCTCAACCGAATCAACGATTTTCAATTCTCTGTGTCATGAAAAATCTACTCATCATTTCGGTTTTCCTGATCGTGGCCGGATGCTCCGTTTCAAAGAAATTGCAGAATATTCCTTCAACGACTTTCTGGAAGATCCAGCACGATACAGTCTATATCCCAAGGGATACCACTTTCATCCTACCGGCAGACAGTTGCCTGATCCAGGCGTTGATTGAGTGTGACAGTACGGGTCTGGCCCGGATCTCCGAGATCCTTCGCCTAAAGAACGGAATTCGTGTAAACCAGCAGATCGCGATGAAAGACAACATCCTGATTGTTCAGGCTTTTGTCGATACCGCCTCCATCGTTGCCCGATGGATGGAACGGCAGATAACGGTTAAGGAAGAGAAGATCGTCACAGTAGAAAAACCGGTAAACTATATCAAAGGATCTCAATGGTTCTTTATCTATTGCGGGTATCTCTTTTGTTTTATCGCCGCTGCAGCACTAGTTATATTAATCATCCGGATATGGGTTAAAAAGATTCCGCTATGAATCGGGTGAAGATTGACAGCATTTCAAGAAATATACCTTCCTCGTGGGATGAGCTGACCAAAAATCAGTTGATTTTTATCTCCGGAATGCTTCGTAAAGGCTTGTCTGTGGTTGATTTCAAAGTCATTACCTTATTTGACTTCCTTTCAATCAAAATGAAAGTTTTCAAACGAATCAACTCAGAAGATGCCTTGTGCCTTTGCAAAACATTGGATTTCCTTCTTTCAGAAGTCACCCTGACCCGTAACCTCATTCCCATAATCCGTTCAGGCCTTTCCAGATTATACGGACCCACCGATGGTTTGCTCTATTGCACCTTCGGTGAGTTCACTCAGGCGCATACCCGGTTTGAACAGTATGTGGAGACAAAAAGCAGCTCTGCACTTGACGAACTCGTTGCCATTCTGTACCGGCCGAAAAAGTTCGGCTGGTTCATGCGGAAGTATTTCACCGATTCTCCTGATCCCCGGGTCAGATTCAAAGAACGTTCATTCAAACGACGGATCCGGAAGATACAAAAGGTGGACCTTCTAGTAAAGTACTCCGTGTTTCTTTTTTTCTCAGGTTGCCTGAATTCACTGCCAAAGCAGTTTCCCAATGTGTACCGCAAGAAAGAAGATACCGCTTCATCCGCAGGAGGGTGGATCTCACTGATCATCTCCCTGGCCGATGGAAAGACAGATAACACGAGTATCGACCTGGTTGTGAATTCTAACCTGTACAATGTGTTCCTTGGCCTGGAACAGAAGTCAATCGAATATTTCGAATACCTGGATAAAATCGAACGGAAATGAAAAGTTTGAACGTGATCTCCTATGTGCAGTATTTTAAAAGTATTGCCTCACTTCATAAATCCATCAAGGGATTTTACATCATGGATATTAACGAGGTACTGGAAGACCTTCGCGGCGATTTGAAATACCCTGCCTTGGTCCTAAACTCTGTTTCCGGCTTTGTTTCAAAAAACACAAACCGGGATAATATCCTCAATACCGTAAAATCCGGATTTCTGATCATCGATCACCTGAATGAGATAAGTGATTTTGCCGGCGAGATCTGTATCCTGGGTAATACCTTCGACATCGGACAAGCTATCCTGGCTAAAATTATCCATGATTGCTCTTTGGACTCCTCTCCGTTAGTTGGTATTGATATTGATTCCATCAAGTACGAGATGATGGACGGGATCTTTGACAACGACTACGGATTCCTTTTCACCTTCGATCTATGCAATCAGATCATGGACCTTTCCTTCGACCCGACCTTCTGGCTTACCCAGCCAAAATCAGGTATGTCGGGCTTCTGATCCCTTTTCTGTCCTTTTTTCTCCCCACAACCGGGATTTCCTTTGCAGTATGAAACTGGAACCCGGTACAAAGTTCACCCAATCGGAGATCGCCGATGCCTGGGCGAAGATCACCATCCGTCGATGGAGAAAGAAGATCAGGACCCTGAAAATCGGTGAGACAAACTCTCTGTACGATTCGTTTGTCCGGGATGTGATCGGATCGGCAAACGGAGATTTGATCAAGATCGATTTTGCCTTTAAGTACTACGGCAAATTCGTGGACATGGGAGTTGGGAAAGGAACCAAAATCTCCGGGGTCAAAGAAAGCAAGACCTCCCGTAGGCTGGAAGGAAGGATGCTTGGTAACCGCCGCAGAGCAAAGAAATGGTACTCCAAAACGTTTCACGCGGAGACAATGAGACTCAGGGAGATCCTGGTGGAGCATTACGCCGAGATGGGATCCCTGACCATCATTGAAAATATTGACGATAACTCCCACAGTAAATAACATGGCTAGTAACAAGGAAACCGCCAGGGCAACAGTTATTCTGAATGGTCAGCAGGCCAATGCCACTCTCAAAGAGATCGAAGCATCCGCAAGGGCCCTGAATGCCGAGCTTCGGAAAATGCCCGTCAACTCCAAACAGTTTGAGGAAAAGACAAAGGATTTCACCAGGGTAAAACAACGCCTGGCTGATGTCCGGGGAGAGATCAACGGTACCGAAAGCGCAATGTCCAAGTTTGCCACTGGCGCGAACAAGTACTTCCAGGCAATTACCCTTGTCGCTGCCGCTTTCGTGGGTGTGGGAGCAGCCATCAAAGGAATGATCGACGGAAGCGCCAAGCTTTCGGATGCTTTTGCAGATATTCAGAAAACTTCAGGTCTGAGTGCAAAAGAGGTGAAGGAACTCTCCTCTTCCCTGGGAAAACTCAATACCCGGTCTGCAAAGAAAGAACTGTTGGAACTTGGATATGTCGCCGGTAAACTGGGCTATACCTCGAAAGCCGATATCCTGGGCTTCGTGAAAGCAGCCGATCAGATCAATGTCGCCCTGGCAAAGGATATCGGTGGCAATGCCGAAGAAGCCATCCGTCAACTGGGTAAACTGACTGATACCTTCAAAATAAAACAGGAATTCGGGATTGAACAGGCTCTGCTTAAGACCGGTAGCGCGATCAACGCTCTTGGCGCCGCATCAACGGCAAATGAAGGATATATGGTCGAATTCACCAAACGCATCGGTGGTATCGCTCCCCAGGCGGGGATCTCTATTGCCAACATACTCGGGCTGGGCGCAACACTCGATCAATTAGGGCAATCCTCCGAAATGTCAGCTACCGCCCTAAGCCAGTTGATCGTTAAAATGTTCCGCAACACGTCTGAGTACGCCAAAATTGCCGAGCTGGATGTCGGTGAATTCTCATCGGTTCTTAAAAAAGACGCCAATGAAGCCCTGATCATGTTCCTGGGAGGACTGCAAAAGAACAAAGGTGGACTTCAGGAACTCTCCGAGAAGTTCAAAGACCTGGGAATTGACGGGAGCCGGGCAATCGGAGTGATCGGTGCCCTCTCCAATAATATCGAGGTACTTCGGCAGTCGCAGCAGCTCTCCAACAGCGAATTTGAGAAAGGTACTTCGCTGACCAACGAGTTCAACGTGAAGAACGATAACATGGCCGGCAACCTGGAGAAGGTTGAGAAATGGATGCGCAAGTTGTTTGTCAATTCAGCGATCATGACGGGTCTTGGCAAAATCGTGAAATCTTTTGCCGACTGGGTTGCAATCCCCGTTTCCCGGGTCATGCAGGATGAATATACACAGGTCAATGTGTTGGCTTCTAAACTGAGTGAAGCCAACCTGAGGGCAGAAGATCGGAACAAGTTGTATGAAGAGCTGATCGGACTGGCTCCAACTGTGCTGGAAGGAATAGACAAGGAAAATATTTCAGTCACCCGGCTCAAAGACAACCTTCGGTTGTTTAACCAGGAGATGATCAACAAGATCATCCTTCAGAAAAAAGACGAGCAGATCGTCAAATGGCAGGAGACTGCGGCAGAGAAGCGTGAAGAGAGGGTGAATCAGGAGATGTCGCTCCGCAAAGAACTATCTGAAGTCATTAAGAAAGCGAATGAACAAAGCTCGGTCGATGGACAGAACTTGCAGGAGATCTATATGAGCCAGGTTCTCTCTATTGAGCAGAAACGTGATCAGATCATTGGTTATATCGAGAGTCACGCCGGGGTGGATGACCGTCTGGCCATGCGACTGAAGACCGGAACCATGATTTTTAGGGACTATGCAGCCGAAGAAGCTGCAGCCCTGGCAGAGATCGAGCGGCTATTGGGAGAAAAAGATGATCTCTCTGCCTCTCTTGGTCTGAATAAACCGGACTTCAGACAACCCCAATCGCCTGGATCAACCGATCCTGCAGATCCCGCCGGTGGTCTTACCCCCGGGATGTCTGACGAAGAACTGCGTAAAGCAAAGGAGTATGCAGAGTACCTAAAGAAGATCACCCTTGAACTTCAACAGGCAAGAGCCCGCGCAAGGGAAGATGAACTGCAGCGGGAACTGGAACTGGTTGATGCCAACCTGGAGGAAGAGCTGTCCAAGATTACCGGTCATACCCAGGTAGAAGAAGATCTTCGGGTTGCATTGCGCGAAGGGGCGGAACTAAAGAAAACCGAGATCCGTCAGAAGTATCTTTCTAAGGAACAGGACCAGGAGTTTAAACTTCAAAAAGAACTCCTTGAAGCCAAACTCGATGCCGAGAATGAATACTCCCAGCAGTATATCATGCTCAAGCTTGAATTGCTCCGCCTGGAAATGGAGCATGAGCTTCAAAATACGGAGTTGACCGAGCAGCAACGGCAGCTGATCATCAAGGCCTATCGGACCAAAAAGCAAACCACAGTTGAAGATTTTGATATAAAAGTCGACCTCAGGCAAACAAATTTTGAGGATGAGCTGAATCGGTTAAAGATCCAGAGCGAAGAGGATCTTAAAAACCGCAAACTTCAGATCTACCTTGAGGTCCGGGATAAATACCGGGATATCCTCTCTACCTATGTCGAAGATGAAGCCAAAACCAACGAGATCCGCGCTCAGATGGCCGAGGAGCTTGCCGAGCGTCAAAAGCAGGCTCAGAAAGATGCAGCCGTTGCCATGGCAAATTCTATCATGGATTTTGTCAGTAGTGCAGCATCCGCTTTTTCGTCACTGGTATCCACGATAAACGAGTCGGAGAACGCCCAATTGCAGGCAGATCAGGCAGCCAATGACAAGAAGAAAGAGAACCTGAAAGCCAGGCTGGATGCCGGGTTGATCTCCCAATCCCAGTATGATCGTTCTCTTACTAAGATGGACCAGGAGCTGGATCAGAAGAAACGCAAACTTCAGCATGATCAGGCGGTCAGGGCAAAAGAACTGGCTCTGGTGAATGCGATCATCAATGTCGCTCAGGGTGTCACTGCCGCTTTTACAGCCGGACCCATCATCGGGATTGTACTGGGAGCGCTCACAGCCGCTCTGGGAGTAATACAGATCGGCTATATCCTGAACAGCAAAGTTCCGGAAGCGGCCACCGGCAGATACAATGTCATTGGAGAAGAGAGTGGGCGGAGGTTCTCCAACGTACCGCTGGAAGAAAATCCGCAGACCGGGTTTGTTTCATCGCCCCTGCTGATCGGTGAGACCGGTGAGGAGATGGTCATTGATCCCGCCACAACGAAAAACCTCAGGATGAACTATCCTCAGGTCATCCAGGCCATTCAGTACGCGCGTGTGCCCCAGGCGGCTTCGGGCAGGTACGTTGAAACCACCACCGCGGAAACGCCGGGATTCTTTATTGATCCTGAACTCACTTCTACCTTGAAGAAATTCAACGAACATGTCGAGAGAGGTATCCAGGCATATATCTCTTACGATCATTTGCGAAATGTCAACGATACCATGACCGAAATTGAAAGCAGTGTTTCCAATTCCTAACCATACTCTGATATGCTCTCCATCGAAGTGAACGGGATCCCTTTGGATCTTCCAAAGGATTTCTCAGCGACATTGAACCTGAAGTCTCCTCTTTTTAACTCCATCGGTGACTATTCCTTCCCGTTCAAACTGCCCGCTACTCCCCGAAATGTCGATCTGTTGAACTGGACCCACAGGGTCGAGTCAAACCGGGACCCCTGGAATTACATAGCCGGCAAACTACTTTTTAATGGTGAATCCCTTTTTGAAGGGACCATCCGTATCAAAAAAGCCGGCAGGGATTCGTATGAAGGATCGCTTTTCATTGAAAAAGGAAATTTCAACTGGGAGATCAAGGATAAGCTTCTTACAGATGTGGACTTTGGCAGTATCGTGTTTGAGAACGATCAACAGGTGCTCACCTATCTGAACTCTACCCTTGATCGCCTGTATCCGTTGGAACCGATCGCCTGTCCGGAGATCTTCAACGAGTTTTATTTTGACCCGCCGACCGAGGATCCAGGGCAGATGTCCTATAACTACATGAGCCGGGAAAACGGAATGCTCAGTCTGTACACTGCCCTGAATAACAGGACCCTTCTGGTGCCGAGCCTGTATCTTAAAGTGGTACTCGATAAGGTGGCCCAGGCCCATGGGTACACGATTGAAGATGAATTCTTCGACTGCAGCGAATCGTTGCGTCAACTGGCGTTTTACTCTTCCTACTCCATCAACTTCCGTTTCTGGTTCATTACCACTATCTATTTTAACCTCCTATTGCCCAAGGTCAAGATCAGCAAGCTGATTACGGACATTGAAAAGATGTTCAACTGCAGCTTCCTTGTGAATACCAAGTCCCGTGTTATCAGGATCGTTTCCCGGAAAGAAGTTCTCAATTGCCCCGACTACATTGAATTCTCGTCCAATATCACCGCTTTTACCGTAGAACCGGAAACGCCCAAAGAGGGCATGGTTTTCACTATGGAAACTGATGAAGGAGATAAAGTCTTTGAAGAGAAACTTGAAAGCCAGAAAACGACTCTGGAGCAGATCCGCGGATCCGTTGAACGGTTTGAAGATCTCCCGTTGATGCCAATTGGCGAGCTGGGCGAGATCCGCTATGTGATCGAAGAGGATCGATGGTACCAGTACAATGTCGTAAACTGGATGATTGGCTGGCGAGTGATCGATCTGTCCCACCTGCTGCAGACAAGGTTCATCTACAAAAAAAACATTGAAGCCAATAAAGTAGAGACCGGTCTGAGTTCCCTGGTTGAAAAAACCTTTTCAGTCTATTGTGGCAATCTGAGTGACGACTTCAGAAAAACAAAGCCAAGGCTGTTTTTCATCCGCAGGATCCAACTCTTTGGAGAGAAGTTTACCCATACCTGGGCGATGAACTACAGTTCAGATACTTCTCTTTTCTGGGGCGGTGCAAACGGCCTGTTTGCAAAATACTGGAAAGAGTGGATCGATTGGGAGTTCTACGGCCGCAAGAAGGTGGCCTTCTCTAAACAGATGAACCACATCGAGATCAAGGATTTTGACTTTACAAGAAAGGTCATGATTAACGGCACCCGGTACATGGTGAGTGAACTTCAGGTCGTTCTGCAACTCGATTCCATTAAAACAGCTAACCTCAAAGGGTATTCATGCCCTTGATCCCTTGTCCTTTTTTTTTACTCCCCCTCATGATACTATTGCACCATGGTTACGATCAATGACACGCCTGCAAAAACATCTTTCTCCGGGAATCCCATGATCTACCGGGTGGATTCCAATAACTTTTATACACGCAGTGGTACAAAAGCTTGGATGTGGATGTCTTTTGACGGTATCGATACCGTAAGCGGTCATTCATTCAATCTCTTCTACGATGGGAAGGATCATGTGTTTACTTCCATTAATTATCCCGGGTACTCTGGATTCGGTATCCCTACAGCAGATCCTTCGTGGAATCATAACCAGTATGCAGCGGCCGTTCACGCCTGCCTGATCGCAAATTACGATCTGCGGCAGCATTATACTGTCGAACTCCATGAAGAATCGGAATTTAGCAGGGTCATCCACATCTCGGCCAAAGAGAAAGGGGCTAGGTGGACGATCGAGCTGAAGGATGTCACAGTTATACACCTTACCCAATCTGGAACAGTAGCCGGTGAAGACCGCGAGTTGCAAAACAACTTTGGGGTCATTGCCTCCCTCTGGGATCTTGAGAGCAACCTTTTCGGAGAAGATCTTAAAGGAGTTAACTCGGATGGCAAGGTCAGTTTCGACGTCTCAGATTATTTCAAGGCGCAGTTTGAAAACCGTATTGCTTCGGATCCCATTCCCCGGTTCCGGTTTCCGGACTCGGGCAATGACCTGTTTGTGGAACATCCTTCGTTCGTGTTGCCCTACATCGGCTGCTTCGCGGAAAGGTACGAAGGAACGGTCAAGAAATACTCCTTCGATCAGATCCGCTACTGCATCAATGGCGGCCTGAGCAGGGAATCCGTGATTTACTATAATCTCCTGGGATCGGATTATTTCTCAGTAAGCGATAACAAGTTTCGTTTCCTGGCCACTTCCCCTTCAGAGAAAGTGACCGGAAAATTTCAAGTGGAGAAACTCTACTTTTATTTTGCTCAGGACCTTCTGCAGTTCCATTACCGGCTGGCAGTAAAGGTCTGGTTTGCCGATTCTACAACCGAATCATTCTATGCTACCGATACGTTCCTGACAAGCGAAAAGATCGTTGTGGAATGTCTGGTCGGTTATACCAGGCTGAACCTTGGGAATGTCGACCCCTCCAAAGAGGTTGCCAAATGGGACATCTGGCTGGAAGACCATGACGGACAGTCCATCTCGGAGGTTCGCTCATTCATCCTGGACTCTTCGGTGAGAGAGTATGAACGGACATTCCTCTTTCGGAACTCCTTCGGCTGCTATGAACTGGCCCGTTTTATCGGAGAAGGAGAGTTCACAATTGAGAACAAGCGCACTTCCATTACCAGCCAGAACTTTGACTCTTATTCTTATTTCAATGCTCCCAATAAGACCTACGAAGCCTGGGAGATACAGAAACGACTGGCAAATTCAGGATGGATCAGCAAAGAGCAGCATGATGCCTGTCGGGATCTTCTTCTCTCGACAGAGTGCTATGAGATCCTGGATGACCTTCTGTTTCCCGTGGTCATTACCACCACCCGGGTAAAGTCTTTCGAGAAAGATGGAGAGTACCTGTTCAACATCGAAGTAGAGTATGAACGTGCCTACAATGACCAATTCTATACCGCTAATTTCAAACCCGCCAGCATGATATCAACTGAAGATCTGACCCAGGGCGTTGGGATCATCTTTGAGGCTTCGGAAGAAGTGACCTATTTCGGCTACCCGAAATTCGGCACCACATCGGAATCGGACGCCACCTGGAGAATCAAGAAGATCGAAAAGACCCTGGTTTCCGGAAAGCCGAAATATATTGTCAAATGGGCCGGTGGAGACCTCAGTTACGATAACATCTTCGCCAATTGTGAATCCCTGGTCTATGCCTTTTTAAGCTCCTGACATGAAAAAGAAATTCAATCCATTCACCCAGAATTTCGATTTGATCCCCTTTGAGACCTATTCAAAGGCGACAGACCCCACCCCTGGTGATGATTCCCAGTATGGGTTTGCGGTGGGGGATGAATGGACGAATTACGTATCAAAGGCCATATTCAAATGCATTGACAACGCAGCCGGCGCAGCCGTCTGGTTCAACTTCGTTGATGCATCGGCGGTCGATAAGAACAAGACCTTTCAATTTGTCAATCAGACCCAGAAAGTCATTGTCCACAACTTTGGGAAGTACCCGTCGGTCACGGTTGTTGACCAAACCGGAGAGGAGATCGAAGTGGAAGTGATCTATGATTCCATCAACCAATGCACCATAAATCTGAACACGGCATCCAGCGGAGTAATCATTCTTAACTAAACCAATCATTTTATCATGTCCAAAAAGTTCTTAACCCCGATTGATCTGAATAAAAACGAGCTTCAATATGCCGTGATTCAGAACCTCGCTTCCGCTCCGGGATCTCCGGTTTCCGGTCAGAAGTATTTCAACACAACCGACCATTGTGAGTATTATTACAATGGTACCGTTTGGGTAAAACAAGAAGCTGCTCCGTCAGTACCTACCATTCCAACGGTTGTCAATATTGGCACCGCGGGCGTGGGAATCTTTAAAGAAACTGTTTCCAACGAAACAAGGTTGAAGAAGGTCAAAGCCGGAAGTTCAAAGATTACCGTTACGGCTTCCGCTTCCGATGAAGTCGAAATCGATGTTGTTCCCGCTCAGATCTCTCACACAGGTCTGGCCGATAAAGGGACCAATACCCATGCCAATATCGACACTCACATTGCCAGCTCCTCGAATCCTCACTCTGTCACCAAAGCACAGGTGGGCCTCGGTAATGTTGACAATATTCAGCAGATGCCATTGTCATACCTGGATATCGATGGTGGTCTGGTGGCCAACTCAGATGTCAAGGTTGCTTCGCAAAAGGCAGTCAAAACATACGTGGATGGTCAAATCACCACCATAAGCGGAACAATCTCAGGGAATGCCACAACGATGAATAACCACATCGCAAATACCAGCAACCCTCACTCCGTTACTAAAGCTCAGGTTGGTCTTGGAAGCGTGGACAATGTTCAGCAGATGCCATTGGCGTACCTGGATATTTCAGGGACCCTGGCTGCAAATTCTGACACCAAGGTTCCTTCTCAGAAGGCAGTTAAAACCTATGTTGATGGTCAGATCACCACGGTCAATGGTACGATCTCCACGCTCAGCGGAACGGTGTCGACCAACGCCGGGACCATGAACGCCCACATCTCCAATACCAGCAATCCTCACACTGTCACCAAAACCCAGGTGGGTCTTGGCAACGTGGACAACATTCAGCAGATGCCATTGTCCTACCTGGATACCTCTGGTACGCTTGCTGCAAATTCTGATACGAAAGTTGCCAGCCAGAAGGCAACCAAGACTTATGTTGATAACGCAGTTTCAACAATCAACTCAACCATTGCAGGTGGGTTGGTTTATAAAGGAAGTCTTGTCGGCAATCAGACTCTTGCCGCTCAGGGGATCACAACAATCACAAAGGGCTGGTTTTGGAAGGTTTCAGTAGCCGGTTCAACAACCGGGATCACCACCCCATCGAGCAGTTCATTATCCATTGGCGATATGGTTATTGCAAATCAGGATAGCGGCACGCCAACAGCAGGGATGTTTGATGGAGTTGACAACTCTGAATCTGCAGATCTTGTCAAGCTTGATGCCACTCAAACCCTGACCAACAAAACCATCAATGCTGATAATAACACAATCTCCAACCTGGAAACGGATAACTTTAAATCCGGTGTTCTTCTCACCAACATCGCCTCCGGCGCTTCCAATACGACCATCGGATCGGCCCTTGCCTGCAAAACGTACACCGATAACCAGGTGGCCACCAAAGGAAAGAAGTATGTCGGCACCATCACCGCTGCAGCTTCCGGAACAATTGTGGTTGCAACCCATGGTTGCGGAACCTCGAGTATTGCCCGGGTATATACAACAAGTGCAGGAACCCGGACAGAGGTGGAAGTGGATATCACCATCAATGCCTCGGGAGATGTAGCCTGGACTTCTGCTTCAACCATCACGGGAGAAATCGTAATCGTTGGATAATTAACCGTAAGATTCTGAATAACTGCAATGGCAAAAAGTTTCAAAACAGCGATTGATCTAAGTAAGAACGAACTGCAAAATGCAGTTATTCAGAATCTTTCTTCTGCTCCTTCGTCTCCTGTAAAAGGACAGAAATACTTCAACTCGACGGATAATATCGAGTATTACTACAACGGTACTGCCTGGGTTCCCTGTTCCTACTCTCTGACCATCAATAATAATGGAGACAACCGGGTTCTTACTGCAAATAATACAATTTTCAGCCTTGAAGCTGAAGCCAACCTGACGTTTGACGGAACCACGTTAAAAGTTGGTTCCCTTACTACCCTTGCCAGTGGAAATATCGGCATCAATATTGGTGGAAATACCCCTATCGCTCACCTTGATATGTGTGGTTCAATCTGGCAAAGTGGAGCAAGCAGTATTATTCTCTCAGATGCCAGGGCAACCAATTCTCAGAAATGGAGAATTTATCGTGATGTTTCTACTCATAGATTCGCGATCACCTGGGTTGATTCTGCCGTAAACCTTTCAGAGGTAATTGGGATTGACTACACAACCAAAGCGATTCGGTTCAATAATGTCTATACGTTCCCAATTTCCATCGGATCCGTAGGTCAATCCTTAAGAGTACCATCTTCCGGTTCGACCCTGGAATGGTTCACCCCCGCAGGAGGTGGGATCGCTTCCCTTGGAGGGCAGTCAGGATCTTCCCAAACCTTCGGAAACGACACGAATGTTACTATCAGTTCTGCCTCCAATGTTCATACACTTGGCTGGAATGGCCAGCTTTCAGTTGCAAGAGGTGGCACCGGTTTGTCAACTGTGGCCGCCGGCAGCTTTCTTTCCGGTAACGGAACCAGCGCTCTTGGTGTGAGATCTGCTTCTCAGGTTCTGAGTGATATTGGAGCCATGACTGCCGATTGGTCGAATCCAGGATCAGACCATTCCTATAAAGGAGCCAAGAGAAATATGCAATGTGGTGCAACGACTATGAATTTTGGCGATGTTGGTTATCTCTCAGGTTTCGGTAAGGTTGAAATGACAGATGCCAGTTCTGAATCTACAACAGGTGCATTGGTAATGGCAACTTCTACCGTTACATCAAACAACTATGCTGATTTTCTTATTCTTGGAGTTGTCAGAGATGATTCATGGAGTTGGAATTTCGGAGGAAAAATATACATTTCCACCTTTGGTTCTACGGGTAATACATTGTCACAAGAAATTCCCAAAGCAACCAATGAAGTAGTCCAGCACGTCGGTTTCGCTTTAAGTGCAACCGTTATCATTTTCAGACCCGAATTTACAAGTATAGTTCTCAAATAATGGCGGCACCATTTATTAATACTTTAAGCCTTGTTGCTGATACTAATATTGGAAGTGCCTTAGGTATAAGCATTGATTCAATTGGTACTTTAAATGGTTGCTTGTTTGATCTGGTTCCTGTTCCAGATTTACTCGTTCAGATATCGTTAGCTGATGGAAGCTGGCAGGAACCTGAAACACCGGCTGGTTGGCAACATTTCCATAGAGATCAGTCAAGGATCGGCTTAGTTGATAGTAATGATAACCCTCTTGATTGGTTGCTCCTGCGTGATGATATATGTCAGGGATCCCAGGAAGGCGAATTTACTGATGCTGATCTCTATCCTGATGTTTGCGAAATCCAGATGAATACGGAATATCAAGCAGCTCGTACCTATACTATATCCGGTCTTGATGATACAAAATCCTACAATTTTGAGTTCTGGTCAGGCTTACAGGCTGCCGCAAGACCCTGGGAATCCAACTTTGGACGAACTCAATGGACGATTGAAGGCTTTAATCCTGTTTCAATTCAACATAAAAGTTACACAGGATCCCCCGTAAGGATTGATGGAGTGTATCCTCAGGGTGGATCAATTGATATTCTGTGTGTAGCCACAACAGGAGCTACATATTATTATTTCAACGTATTGGTAATTCGACAATTCACACCATAAACACGTTAAAACCCCAATCTGATGGACAAAATCACAATTTCAAACAGTCGCTTGCTTGATTTCAACCAAGCTCTTGAAGCAGTTAAAAACTTCAAAGGAGCCAAATTCGGTTATGCTATATCTAGATCCTTAAGAAGCATTGATCCATTTGTAAAATCTTTGCTTGATGCCTCAAGGTATTCAGCAGAATTCTCTGAGTTCCTGCAGGCAAGGGAAGAACTTGGATTACCTTTTGCAGTCACTTCCGATGGCAATCCGCTGTATGACATCTACAAAGGGGAATTGTTCCTTCAGATTATTCCGGAACATTCTGCGTCATTCATTAAGAAGTACGAATCTCTGAAGAAAAAATATGCCAAAGCGATTCAGGATAATGAGACTCAGCAGAGAGAATACCAGGATCTGTTGAAACAAGAGGTTTCGATAGATGTGTTCGCAATCGATATTGACTTACTCCCCGAAGATATTTCGTTCGGCCAGGCTTTCCGTCTACTCCCGATGATTCAATCAAAGGTGATTGATCCTCTAATCCCTTGCTCATTTCCTAACAACGTTATTTTGAATTTTCCTTCCCAGTTTCTTCGAAATTTCGCCGGAGTAACAAACCGTGGATTTATCCTGGGGATGCTTGAAAACTTCCGAATCCTTGATCGGTCCTTTTTGGAACTACAAAAAGCTAAAACCGCAAGGGATTACAATGACCTATATGAAGATGGGAGAGTAGCCCTATGCGAAAAGTTTGCTGATCGGAATGAATATGGTAATCCGAAAATGATCCCTTCCTATTCTGGCATAGAATATTCTATTCCAAATTCTCCTGACTATTCAAAATCAATGAAATTGTTCAAGGCGAGCATGAAAGATGTCATCTCCGAGTACGATACGCTTTTGAAAACAAGATCCACACTTCATCTTTCACCCATATCATTCGATCAACTGCCGGTGGATTTCTCCGGAACACAAATTGATTTGCTGGCTGATCTGATTCGAGAATAATCAATTTTCAATTTTATTGATTCGGCTCTCATAGAGTATTTCTTTTCAACAAAGTATATTCTTGCTTTGAATTGAATTTCTCTTTACATTTGGGTGATTATTTTATAATTTTGTACTACAAATTTATATAGTTTTATCT